ATCTGTGCTTTTACAAGGTTCGCAAGTGTGTAATTTGCCATTTTTTATATGGTTTTAATTAATAATTTGTGTTAAGTGAGCGAACCTGCTCGAGTATGTCTTGAAGTAGTCCTACTTCGGTATAATGCAAAAAAGATATGCATCTAACTTATTAGACGTATATCTTCTCTATTTGTAACGATGTTTCACAACATTGTATCTCATATTTGCAAATATAATAAAAAAATATATTAAATATGCAAGTTATTTCGTATTTATTTTTAATCTATCTCAATAGTGTACTTTTTTGTTATAGGATTGTACTCTACTTTTTGTATAGTTTTGTTTACAGCCTTTAGAATTTTAGCAGACACATCCCCAGCCTCATCAAACGATAGTTTAAATGTTAGCTCTTCCATAATTTTACAATTTATTAGTTAGTATTTTATTTAACCAATTCAATACGTCTTTAAACCTACAATCTTCATATAAGAAATGAATTAAATTATTTTTAAAATCCTCTATAGCTAAATCTAATTCGCTTTTATAATTTCCTTCATTACTCATCTCTCAATACTCGGTTTAACAAACGTTTTATATAAATAATCCGTTATGTGCTTCTCTTGCATGATAGTAGATAAACCGCCTTCATGGAATATATTAATGCCTTTTTCTTCTCTACCTTCTATGTCTTCAGGTATATAAAAACCAGTTATTGATTCAGCTTTAATATAGAAGTCTTTAAAAGGCTCATCTTCTGAGTCTGTGTGTAGTTTAGCTTTAAAAATCATTAGTTTAGTTTTAGTTTCCCCTCAAAGAATATAAACAAGTCATTGTATTTAACTTGGTCACTCATATTAGTATAATTAGTAACTATTACACCGTCAGCAGTATCAAAGTACACTAAGTTATCGTCTAGCCTTGCAACTTTTATTGTCTCGCTAGATGCTTCATCACATACACCCCAACCTTTAAATATTGGTTCGTTTTCGTTTAAAGCAAATCCTTCATTATCAAAACTTATAAAGTCGGTACGTCTTGGTACTTTGTTTAAGAAGTTGTTGTATTGTTTTACTAATTTTATATCGTCTACTTTCTTAACGAATTGGTTTAAAGTTGGGGCTGTTTTAAACCCCAACTGTTTTAGTTTATCTATCATATTGTTTTTTTAAGTAATACGCTATTTTGCCATCTATCACCGTAAACATCTTTCATGTCTTCGTCCGTTAACTCAAACTTTTCTATTACAGGATATTTCTTAACACCACTATTAAAGGATAACTTCCAATTTTTATTCCACTTCGAATACTTATGACTAAAGTATATAAAGTAAAGTAGTCTATACTCTTTTAGTGGAATAACAAACTTTTTATCTTTAGTAAGAGCATTAGTCTCTTTAAATTTAGGTTTAAAGTAACTTCTCAACATATTTAAAAAGTTACTCTTGTTTATCTCTGTATTCTTAACGTAATCACCACCTAAATCTCTTATTTGGATTTTCATATCCATTAGTCCATGTCTAAAGTTCCTGCCTTAATTGAGCTTGCAACGGCTTCGTTAAACTCAGGCGAATTAACATTGTGTCCTTTGGCTTTTTGTTCTTCGATAAATTCATCCATTGACATTTTTTTGCCTTTAGAACCACTATCAGAACCACCAGCACCACCTTCGACTGGTTTTAAATAGCTTTGGTTATCTTTAAAGAAACTCTCTATAACATCATTAGCACCTAAAGGATTTGCTGTTGTAGGGTCTTTTATAATGTTTCCGTTTTGGTCTAATGCAAGGATATTACCGTTTTCATCAAAATCAAAAGATAGCTTATTCTTTATGATTAGCTTTATATCTTCTCTAGGTAATATAGTATTGTCAGGAATTAAACCGTCTAACTGTCTATCTAATTTACTTTGATTCTTATAAGTGTTAAACTCCTGTTCTTTTTCACTTACCTTAGATAATGCGCTTTGTAACGCTTGCTCTTTTTCTTGAAGTGTTTGTTGAACCTTTTTTAACTTCTCAGTTGGTTCAATCTTAGCGTCTTCTAGTATCTTAGCTTCATAAGCCTTTAAAACGTCGTCTAGTTTACGTTTACTTCCTTCAACGTTTAATCCTAATTCATCAGCTTTAGTTCTTATAGCCTTTTCAAGACCTTCTTTTCGTGCTTCTTTCTTGTGATTCTCAATGAATACGCTTTCTTCTTCTTCTGTCCTTAGAGTGCCTTCAAACTCTAACGTTATTTCCTCTGGATTACCTTCCAATTCCTCTTTTGAAACCTCAAAAGTTTTGTTACCGATTTTAATTTTCATCTATCTATTTTTTATTAATAAAGTCTTTTACCTTAGCTAATTTCTTGCTAACATCCTTAATATTACCTAATGCAATACCGTTATCCTCTGCAAACTGCTCAACGTTCTCTTCTGTAATATCTAAACCATCAAATTCTAAAGTTTCTTTTTTCTTTGGCTTCTTACCTTTACTAGATTTAAGCTCATAACGTTCTGCCGTTGCTTTCTCATCTACGATATACAATATACCTGTCTCTGGATATGTAATCTCAGACTCTTCAATACTTTGTTGAGATATAACAGCTCTTTCTCTTAGAATTTGGAAAGTATCGCTCTTTACGAAATTTCCGTTTCTGTCTTTTGTTAGAAATCTAACTTTTTTTACTACTTTCATTTTTATTAAATTTGATTAATTTACTCTTTAAAAATATTTACAACACCAGCAAAACATGAAGAAAATGCTAGTATCATAACAAAAACACCCCTTCCTTCAATACTAGAAAGCATATCATTAACCCAAAGAAAATCCATTAATATAAATGATATTAATAGATAGACTAATACATATACTGCAATAAATACAAATACTTTTTTTAAGTTCTGCGTTGATAATTCCATAATTTATATTTTTAAGTTTCCCCAAATATACAAAAAATATTATACAACTTGGATTTTGTCGTCTATTTTAGTGTCAACTATCTTATTATTAGCTGTATTATACGCTTCAAATTCGGCTGTTAATTGTTCTTCTGTCTTATTTTTATCTGCTGTCTGCCAAAACTTTTGGAACAACTCTTTTTTATAGCTTTCTTTTGCACCGTAATAATCAAACACCTCTTTAAGCGATAAGTGTAAGTAAGGCTCTACACGTGCCTTTAGTATCATTTGCGACTGCATGTGTGGGTCGGATTTGTATTTAGACAAGATATACTCTTCCATCAACTTATCTAATATAGTGTTATTATCTCCTTGCTCTTTTGCTTTTCCGTATTTTTCCATTAATACGTCAGGGCTTTCAATAATATAACGTCTACCAAAAGACCTATGGTAAAGCATTTCATCTTTCTTTTTAGTCTTATCTACGAAGTTAAGCGTCCAATTAGCTAAAGTGTTATAAACATACTCAACAACGTCCGAGTAAGTGTTAAGAGTGTTAGATATTGGCTGAACATCTATAAAACGACCTGTAGCTGTTTCGTTTGATTGTTCGGATTGGTGCGTCTTATCAGTTCCCCAAATAGTGTCCTCAATAATCAATTCCATATCACGCAAATCTTCTTTATATTGCTTCCATGTTTCAAGGTCAGGCGAACTAAAACCAGCGACTTTATCGCCTAAAAACGGTTGCCCTTCTTTTGGAATAGGCAGTAAGTGCATATCACTTACATCTGCTTTTCTTGGATACCCTTTTCCGTCGCACGCAGTACACGCATCATTCCCAGTCTTACCAAGTCCTGAGCAACTCTTACAAACAGAGCTATAACGCCAATGAATCGGAATACCTTTTTGAAACTTATAAATAGTTAAAACAGATTTATCACGTGCATAATCTTTAGATAGTTCAACTATGTCGTGAACTGGGCTCAAACGCTCGTTACCACCAACAACGCAAATCTCAGATAATATAACACAAGGCACTTTGCCAAATGGATGTTTAAACGTCTTTTCGCTATCTAGTATAAACACACCGCCAACCTCTCTAAAAGTCCAGTCAGTTGTATCATCAACAAAACGCCACGTTTTAATTAAAGTGTCTTCGTGTATCTTTGGCTCAAAAACAATGTAATCTACTAACTGTCCATCTTGTTTATAATAACGTATGTCATCAATACTTTTGTAAGAAGGATATAAATCGAAGTCATCATACCTTTTCTTATACTCTAACATGATAACACCGTTAGGGTCTATGTCAGCTAATTGAAAGTAATTCTCTGAAAGGTATTTGTATAATGATTTATTAGATTTAAAATAAGATAGTCTATCTTCAAACTCTTCTAGTATCTTATCGCTTTTAACTTGGATGTTCTCAGAACCACCGTTAGCATCGAAAACATTTTGACGCTTTTTCATTACTCTATTAAACAAATCTCTTATGTCCTTGGAATATTTACGTCTTACTTGTGCTCTCTCTTGACTTTCTAAGTGTTCTATTCGGTCTATTAATTCTTCGTGAAACCCCTCGCCAGTAACTAAAGCCTTTAATGTTTTGCTTTCTTTTCTCGAATTAATAACCCACTGCTCGGTATTTTCAGCGTGTTTTTCTAGTAATTCTTTAACTTCTTCCTCTGTATAGGTCATTATATAGTGCTATTTATGCAAATTTATACAAAAATTATTAATATTTACCAAATTATTTCGTAATTATCTACTTTAAGTTCAAACCACATTCTCATCATTAGCATATCTGCAAAGTCAGGAGAACGTCTTAAACGCTCTTTTAAGTCGTCTTTTTTCTCTAGTCTAATCTTACCGTCGTCTGTCAACGGTAGTTTACATATTTGCTCTAACTCTTCGATTATTTGTTTACGGTATTCTTTACATTCAATATAAATTTTATTGTTTTTAACCTGTTCCGCTAACTCGTAATAACATTGAGCTTTTAAATTAAAGAAGTTCTCAGGCTTACCCTCTACTTTTACGGCTTTACCGTTATTATGAAACTCATTAGCACCGTTTAAATGACCGCTAACAGCCGACTCTCTAACAAACCTCTTAAGACCATCAGCATCGTATATAACGTTTGATATAGGTACAAAGTTTTCAATCCTTAAATCATGTATTTTTTTAGATACTAACGTTTCATCTATCTTGTCAATAGCAACTATTTTTTGCAGTACTAAACCATCCCAAATGCCAATTACAAATAAATCAGAGCCTTCATAAGCGATATCAGCAGTTAAATATTTCTTTCCTGTTGGCTCTACAAAGGAATTAGTAAACATGTTTAGTATATCTGAGTAATCGAATAACGCATAGGGGTTATCGTCATAATCCCAATTTCCATAATAAAGCCTTTGCATACTAGAGTTGTCAAGTTCTAATAAAGAGTCTAAATAAGATTTAGGTAAGAAAGGGTTATCTGTTGGTAACGCTTGTATAAACTTTCTGTATTCTTTTATACTCCCGTCTTTGTTTGGTTTGTAAAACTCTCTATAAGTCCAATTTTTAGCTGGGTTACAGGTTCCTAATTGTTTAGGTATTAATCCAAACTCGTTAAGTTTATATCTTATCCTTGACTTTACTATTTGCCAAGCCTTATATGATATTTGATTACATTCATCTATAAAAGCGCCTGTAATCTCTAAAGAACCTAAACTATCAAATTCAGGGTCGGAAGGGTATAGAAATAAATCTTTAAGTATTATTTCGCTTCCGTTATTCCAATAAATTATATTAGATTGTGAGTTAAAAGAGAATTGGTCTGTTACACCTAGTTTTTTTGCTTCATCAAAGAAAGTGTTTAGCGTGGTTTCTTTTAGTGTCTTTAATTTAGACCTACCCATTAACCACCTTGAACCTGCGTATTTTTGAGATTGTTCAATAAGCCATATATCGCCAAAAGAAGTTTTACCACCACCAGCAGCACCACCATAAAGAACCTCTGTTGTTGTTTTGTCTTTTAAGTAATAAGTTGCATGCTCTTGTTTAATTAGTAGCTTCATCAGGATTTACGCCATTACCTAAGTTTATAACTGTGGTTTTGTTTACTTTTTCGTCTTTAGTAGTTGTATCGACTCTATCAGTCCAACCATGATTAGATTTTAAGTTAACAATAGCCATTGCAGTATTTATGTCTCCTTCTTTTCCGTGTGAAAAACAATTAGCTTCTAAGTTGCTTGTTAACTTTTTATATAGTGGCTTACACTCGATAAATTTATCTTTTAGATACACAAAAACTTCTCTATAAGTATCTAATTCTTTTGCTACTTCACCTATGAAATCAAACTTAGATTTTCCTTTAGTTAATTCAATAGCATCATTAAATAACTTAATAGATTCCTCTAGTGTCCACTTTTCAGCATTTGTATTTTCTTTAGGTGCGCCAGCCATCTTATTTACATTTCATTGTAGGAAAGTAATTCCCTTCTATTATATAATCAGGTATATCTGTAACATTACCATTACAATCTGAAGGAGCTCCTGTTAAAACAAAGCTACCACCATCAGGCATATATACATTCATGTCACAATTACATCCGTTGTCTTCAGGTGAACATGATGCAAAAGTAATTAATAAAATAAATAATAGTTTTCTCATTTTGTTTTGTTTTTAAATCTTTTCTATTTCCTCTATAAGTTCTTTTTTCTCTTCGTTTAAGTCGTTAATAGCTTTAAGATATATCTTTTCGGATAACTCACCTCTTGCTTTTAACTCGCCTAGAACATTTATAATGCCTTTGTGTTTGTGTTTAACAGATAGTAAAGCGCATTCAACAGCGGAAACTTCTCTACTTGACTCATCCCATCCTTGCATGTCACACCAATAAGCCATTGAGTGCGGTTTAAAAACCTCTAATAGCTCTCTTGCTTCTTCTTCCATAACTTAACCGTTTAACATTTCATTTCTTAACTCGTTAGCTTTTTCTATTGTATGAATTCTAATTTCTGGTCTATGATTATTTGAATCTTGATACCTGTGACATACTTCGAATTCTTCACACTTATAAATGTCGTCTATATCAATTTTTACACTATCAAAGTAATCTTGATATACACCCCATTTCATTGAGTCTGTTAATCTACTAAACTCAAGAAGTAAAGTACTCTTTAACGTCCCTTTAGGGTATAGCTCAAAATCTTCACAGAATCTAAAATACCAATCATAAAATTCTTCTTTACATTTACCTGTTAGTTTCATAATCTAATTTCTTAAAGTTTACGCAATATACAAAAAAAAAGCCAATCCCCTACGATTGACTTAAAAAACTTTGTTTTTGCTATTAATCTAGTGTTTTAATCGCATTATAAATATTCTCAGTAGTAATACTTACGGCTTCTTCGGCAGAGTCATATTCAAACTTTCCATAATCTATAAACGCATCATGTCGCCAAAGAGATATTTTATACTTTTTGTTTTCTTTATATGGAAATATATCATAACCTTTACTTGTTAAGTATTGTGTCATGTTAAAAGGTGATGTTGGTTTTAGTGGTTGCATTGCTTAAACTTACTCAATATGACTTCAATTCTACTCAAAACATCTCTTTGTAATTCCTGTATGTAATTCATACGCTCTAAATGTCTAGAGTATTCAGATTGCAATTCTTTAATTTCTGCTAAATGTTTTTTTTTAAGTTCTTTGTTCATAATTCAATGTGTTCTGTTTTTATTATTTCTTTAAACATATTAATTCTATCAGTTATATACATTATTTCCCATCCTGTTAAACCATCTGTATCGAATAGTAATAACTTATCATTCTCTAATTTAGTTATTTCTTCACTTATTAAATCAAACTGTTCTTTTGTTATTTCTATACTTAACATGTTTTTTTATTTTAACAGCAACTAGTCGACCGAGTATCTCAATCCTATTTATCGTTATCACTAACAACTAATTGCTGTTTTATTAATTCCTTTATATTTTTCCAATAATCTATTGTACTCAAGCATATTCTTATACCTCTTTCGTGGTTATCTTTCTTTGCGTATTTAAGTTTAGTTTCCCAAATACATATAGTTTCATCCAATATATTTAATGATTCGCTACCGAATTTTTTAATTAAGTCGGTAGCGTTTTGTTGTGGCTTCATATTAATACCAAGAGTTTAAAGTTATATTAGAACCAAATAATTCTTTATTCCATGTAGCAATAGTAGTGTTGTTCTCGTCTTTTAATGCAACTAATTTATTGTTATACTTTTTAAAAGATTTTATTTTTGGTAATTCAGCTTTTATAGTTGCTATTACTTTCTTGTTAAATGTTGCTGATTCTAATTTCAAAGTTGTCATAATTTTAAGTTTTTCGTTACACAAATATAAAACCTTTTTTAATATCTCGCAAGTTTCATCGTAAATTTTAACATTTAATTCAAACAAACAGTAAACAGCATCTCATTAGCTTCAAGTTCTTCTTCAAATTCAAAGTATGCTTCTTTAGATATAAAACCAAATTCAAAAAGGTCTATAATTCTTTCCCTCTCACCGTTAAATAAGTAATAATACATATATGCAATTTATTAACTATATTCATTAATAGCAAAGTTTATCATAGCTTCTAAGTTCTTGACAGCTTCATCGTATGTCATTTGTGGCTCTAACATATCCATAGAAAAATAATCAGTTTCCTTTTCAATTTGTTCAATAGATTTTAAACGTATATCTTTTATTTCTATTCCCACTTCTTCCATTTGTAATCCAGTTTCTGTTATATTCGCTTTATCGATGAATTTCTGAATAATAACCTCAATAGGTGTATCTAGTATTTTATTAA